TCCCATTCTATTGTATATATATTTGTATGGATGATAAAACATTTAAATTAATTGAAAAAATAGCCAATGAACACTCTAATAAGGTCTTTGGGTATTTAGATAAAGAAGATCTAAAAAATGAGATATGGGTCATCTGTTTAGAAAAAATTGATACTTATGATATTTCTAAGGGTAATTTAGAAAATTATTTAAGAGTATTAGTTAAGAACAGGATGATCAATAAGTTCAAAGATATTACTAAATCTGTACGACCACCATGTCCTAGGTGTCCTTTCTACGATCCCGGCAATAGTCCATCTGATTGTAAAGAATATGGTAATGATCGCCATAAGTGTAGCAAATGGCGAAATTATATACTATCTGTTGAAAGTAGAAACAGTCTTCTAAATGCCATGGAAGAGCAAATTGATCGCGAAAATGAAAGTTGCATTATTAACAATGCGATGGGTAGAGAACTAATCGAGCTTGCAGAAAGTGGATTAGTTCCTCGTTTATATAAAGACCTTGTCAATATCATGAATGGAAATAAAGTTTCTAAGCAAAGAAAGATACGGCTATATAGTGAACTTAAAAAACTTTTAATATCCTATGATTCAGATATGTTTGATCATAAACCAAGTGGTTTTATACAGGTAACGATAAGCAGTAAAGATGACAAAAAATACTAATATTAGCGATGAAGAATATCAATATATTATACAACATGCTGCTGATATGTCAGATAGACAAATATCTGAACATTTAGGTAGAGATGTTCGTACAGTAAAAAAATATCGAGTAAAAGCTGGAATCATCAAAGGTGGTGCTGGCAATATTAAGAAAATTGATTTATCTGATATAGCTGATAATAAAATTATTAATAGAAAACTAAACGAAAAAGATAGAAAGCAGTTTTTTAAGCGAGAGTTGCAGAACAGTCTTTTTTATGAAAATTTAAAACTTCAGTTTACTAAAGAAGAATTAGACTTCTATTTAGAAGAATGGGCCGCCCTATGTTTACAATTTGAAGATATTGTAACTACTGAACGAAGACAAATAGATGAACTAATTAAGGCTGAGATCATAGGAAATAGAATTCTAAGAAATATAAAGATAACTGAAGACTCTATATTAGATATTCAAGAAGAAGTTGAGCTATTAAGAAAAGTTAAAGATATGGAATCTGATGAAGATGCTCAAGATAGAGATGGAGAATTACTAACATTAATTAGAACATTATCTTCTCAATCTCAAGGAATGGTTAATGATTATGGAAAAAATCAAGAGTCTCGTAATAAACTTTTAGATAATCTTAATGCTAGAAGAAGAGATAGAATAGATCAAATACAAAAGAGTGGAATTAGTTTTATTGATATGATTAAAGCCTTAAATGATAAAACCACTAAAGAAGATCAGGGTAAGTATCTTGAACTACTAAAAGAGTCTAAGAATAGTAAAAAAGAAAAATGGCGTAAGCCCGCTTTGTTCCCTGATGGTTCTAAAGATTGTGTTCTATTAGATGAGAACTCAGAAATAGCTGATGTAAATACTGTTTCTAGTGAAGTAAATTCTATTGATTTTATAACTGAAATTATTAATTCTCCACATAAAAAGAAAATAGCTGTTATTGCTTCAGAAGAATTTAGTTTACCCAGTAAGCTCAAAGATGCATGTAAAGACAATCATACAGTAAATTACTTTAATACTTTAAAAAAATTAAATACGGTCAATATAACAGATGAATATAATTATGTAATACTTGCTTATGATCTAGATGATGACAGAGACACTTTAGATGCATGTAGAATTATAATAGATAATGGATTGTTCTTTAAATGTAAAGGGATAATCTTGTCAGATGAAGATTTTTTAAACAAACAAATTGAAAATGTTATACTAGGATATATTGAAACCAATAAGTGTAAATGGGAACTAGTGAACGAAATGTTAGGAGACAACAATGCCTAGAATAGTATCTGAGCCTGAAAAACAAGAAGCATATGAATTAATGATGAATGGAATTTCTCAAAGAGAAATTGAAAGACTTACTGGACTTAGTCGTCCATATATAAGAAAATTAGCTAAGATGTATAATCATCAGTTTCCTCGTAACGGAATTGAAGTTACAGGAATAACATGTATGTGTACAAACTGTAGTGCATTCTTTAGAAGATCTAAAAGTAAAGTAGATAGAACTAAAAATAGTTTTTGTTCTGAATTGTGCAAGTTTGCATATTTTAAAGGATCGAAACACCCTTCATGGAAAAAGGGAGAGTCTATTAGTACATTTTCTAATTGGGTGACTAGTCAAACTCAATATAAAGAATGGAGAGAAGAAGTTCTGCATAGAGATGGTTATAAATGTACGATATCGGGACTTTCTGACGAACTAGAAGCTCACCATATAATGCATAAGGCTGAAAATATGAATCCTGAATATGCATTCGATGTGACCAACGGCATAACTCTTTCTAAAAAAGTACATACTGAACTACATCAACTAGTTAGTTCGGGACATAGTTTTGAAGAAGCAAAGGAAATACTTAAGGAAAAGTATAGAAAGGATTAATATGAAAGTGCGTAATAAAAAAACAGCTATAATTTCTGGAATCAAAGGACAAGATGCTAGTTGGTTAGCAGAGTTATTATTAGAAAAAGATTATTTTGTTATTGGACTAGAAAGAAGAAGTAGTTCTCCTGATTATCAAAATTTATCTAAATGTAAAACGTATGATGATTTTGTAATTGAAGAGGCCGATATAGTAGATATGGCAAGTATATCCAGAGTGGTAAGAAAGTATAAGCCTGATGAAATATATAATTTAGCTGCTCAGTCTTTTGTTTCAGCCTCTTGGACTCAGCCTATCGCTACTTTTGAGATTAATAGTTTAGGAACTTTAAACTTTTTAGAATCTATAAGACAGTTTGTTCCAGATTGTAAGTTTTATCAAGCTTCTACTTCAGAAGTTTATGGAGAAGTTTTAGAAACACCGCAGACAGAAAAAACTCCTACTAATCCTGTTAGCCCTTATGCCGCGTCAAAATGTGCTTCAGAAGATTTAGTAAAGGTTTATAGACAGTCATATGGACTATATGCTTGTTTTGGCCGTCTCTTCAATCATGAAGGAATTAGAAGATCTAAACAATTTGTAACTAGAAAAATAACTAATTATATTGGAGAGTCTTTTAAAATAGTAGAAAAAAATATTGATACTATGTTTGAAGATGGATTAAACAGTCTAGTTCCTACCGACTTAGGTTTTAAACAAGCTCTTGACCTTGGTCTTATCAGCACTTTAAAATTAGGAAACTTAGATTCTAAGCGAGATTGGAGTGACGCTAGAGACATGGTTCGTGGTATGTGGATGATGTTACAGAGAACTGATCCCAAAGACTATGTGCTTGCATCTGGACAAACAAGAAGTATTAGAGAGTTTTTAGATAAAGCTTTTTCGGTAATAGGCATTGAAGATTGGTCAGAGTTTGTAGAAATAGACCCTAAATTTTATCGACCAGCTGAAGTAAATCTATTGCTTGGAGATCCATCATTAGCTAATAAAGAACTTGGATGGATTCCTAATTACAGTTTTTACGACTTAGTAGAAACCATGGTTCGTTATGATTGTGGGATACTAGAAAGCGTAGGCACAAATGTCTCCTGATCGAGAAGATTACAATAGCAAAGAATATAAAGCTTGGCGATGGGCAGTGTTTTCAAGAGATGGTTTTACATGTTGTCATACTGGAATGAAAGGTGGAGAACTTGAAGCTCATCATATAGTAAGATGGGCAGACGCTCCTCATTTGAGATATGTTGTTAGCAATGGAATAACTCTTTCTAAAAAAGTCCATGAAGAAATAAATGGAATAGAAGATCAGTTTCAAGCTCGCTTTAAAAAAATAGTAGAAGAAAATACTATAAAGTATCATAAGAAAAAAGGACAAAAAGACAAAACAACTAAGTCTAAAAATATTATTAAAAAGATAAGACAAAAATGGAAGCCAAAGAATCCTAGATTGAGGTACTAATATGCGTCTGCGTGAAATAATGGAAAATCTATATTTGGTTCGATTTAAGAGTCAATATGAATGTGCTTCAACCATGATGCGTATGGAAGAATTTTATGAAAGTAAAAGTATAAACATGAAAGGTAAATATTTTACTTTGGAAAAGTTAATGGATACGTATGCTAAAAACCATGGCAACTTTACTTATCTCTCTGATTGGGGCGGATTTAATATTAAAGGATATTCTATACAAGAATTTTATGAGCTTTTTCACTACCATGACGATTTAAGTAATAAAGAGTTGAAGCTGTTAGAACTGTTAGATAAAAAAATATCTGACTGGCGAGATAGAGATTTTTACTTAATAGCCTTGCATGAAGACATATATTTAAAACATGAGATCGCACATGGTATGTGGCATTTAAATAAAGAATATCAAAATGAGATGAGAAAAAATATTAGAAATATGGATTCTTCAATTAAAGACCAAGTCATAAGTACATTAAAAGAATGGGGATACGGAAGAAGTTGTATGTATGATGAAATTCATGCATATATGTGCACTGGATCTTTAAAAGAAATTAGAGAAGAGTTTAAATTAAAGAAACCATTAGTTACTGCAAAACCTTTTAGACAAACATTTAAATACTATTATAAAAAGATGAAACAAGAATATGGCAACTAGACTTCCGAAAAATGTAGTTATAATTCGAGACACCAGAGAAAAGCCTGATCAAGGCTGGATGTTTCAAGATACCGAATGTAAAGCTGGCAAAATTAACTTTAGTGATACTGAACTGTGCAAACTAGATTGTGGAGACTATTCTATAAAAGGAATGGAACATATCATAACTATCGAAAGAAAAAATGGATTCTCTGAATTATTTGGAAACATGACCCCAAAGTCTAGTAAGGAAAGATTTCATCGAGAGATGGAAAGGATGCAAAACGTTAAACATAAGTATATAGTGGTAGAAGGAAATATAAATAAAGATGTACTTGGAATGTGTCCCCCGCAAATGAGAAATGGACCTCCAGGAAAAAAGGTATTAAAGTGGCTTCATGAGTTAGAATTAAAATATGATGTAAATGTCATTTTTGCTGGAGATTGTGGAAAGATAGTGGCTAAGTCCATATTTGAAAATATATTAAGAATGTATAAATATGAATAAAAAAATAGTAAAACCTGACTTTACTCCATTTTTTGATATACCTGAGGACGACTCTTATGAATGGTTGGACATAGATGTTACTCCTCAATATATTGATAGTCTATCCAATCCATTTGATTTGGATACAGACATTGATATAATGACATCTTTTTGTAACCTGTGTATTGACTCTAATTATTTACCAATGGTTTGTAAATATATATTAAATATAGAGATACATCCATTTCAAGCTTTAATTCTAGAACAGTTTTGGACAACTCGATTCCCCATGCTTATAGCATCAAGAGGGGCAGGAAAAAGCTTTTTGCTTGCAGTATATGCATTATTGCGGTTGGTTTTAAATCCTGGGTGCAAGGTTGTTTTGGTTGGAGCAGCGTTTCGTCAATCTCGTCAAATATTTGATTATATGATTAAATTTTGGGATGACTCTCCTATATTAAGAGATATAGCCGGAGGGGCAGATAAACGAACTGGACCCAAGAGAGAAGTGGATAGATGTGAATTTAGACTTGCCGGAGGCGTATGTTATGCAATTCCACTGGGTACAGGAGAGAAGATAAGAGGACTTAGAGCTAACTATATTTTAGCAGATGAAACAGCTTCAATTCCACAAAATATTTTTGATGTAGTTGTTAGAGGATTTGGTGCAAGTGCATTTGAGCCAATCCAGAAAATCAAAATGGCTGCTAGGATAAACAAATTAAAAGAACAAGGATTGTGGACTCCTGAAATGACTAAGTTGTCTTCAGGTTCTTTATCAGGAAACCAAATTGTTTATAGTGGAACAGCATATTATTCATTTAATCATTTTTATAAATTATTCCAACAATGGAAAAGCATAGTTTCATCTAAAGGAGACTATGATAAAATAAGAAATGTATTTGAAGATGGGAATGTTCCAGAAGGATTTTCGTGGAAAGATTATTCAGTAATTAGAATTCCATATACCCATGTTCCCGAAGGACTGCTTGATTCACAAATTGTGGCTCAGGGTAAAGCTTCAATGCATAGAAGTGAATTTTTAATGGAATATGGTGCAGTATTTCCTTCTGATAGCGATGGATTCTTTAAGAGGTCTGTCATAGAATCGGCTACTACTAATAGACCAATATCAATAGCTGGAAATAAAAAAGTTCAATTTTCAGCCTTAAGACAGGGCAAAGAAGATAGAGCTTATTATATGGGAATTGACCCAGCTGCAGATAAAGATAATGCAGCTATAGTTGTTGTAGAATCTCATAACGACCATAGACGAATAGTTCATTGCTGGACAACTAATAAGAAAAAATATGATGCATTAAGAAAACATATGAAGAGTTCTGGAATAAAACTAGAAGATGATTACTATCTTTATGTTGCTAAGCAGATTAGAAAAATTATGTCTTCATTTAATATTGTTAGAATATTAATGGATAAAAACGGAGGAGGAACTGCTATATCCGAAGCACTAGGTTCGGTTAACAGTTGTACCAATGGAGAACTTCCTGTGTTTACAGTTATAGATCCAGACGACCCTAAAATGAGTGATATTGAAGATGGAATCCACATATTAGAACTAGTAAAGCCAACTAGCGAATTGAATAGTGAATATAATCACGGAATGTTGAAAGATTTACAAGATAAACAGCTTATCTTTCCTATGTTTGATGTTGTAGAAATGGCTAAGGCACAACAAATTGACGAGTTAAATGAAATAGTATATGATACATATGAAGATTTAGTTTTAGAAATTGAAGAATTAAAAAATGAAATATGTACTGTTGAATGTAGACCTAGTTCTATATTAGGACGAGAGGTTTTTGACACTCCTGAAATAAAGCTTCCTAATCAGAAGAAAGGTCGATTAAGAAAAGACCGATATTCTGCATTGCTATATGTCAATGGATATTGTCGAGATATTGGTAAGGATGAAATTCCTAAAATTAAATATATTCCTGTTGGTGGCACAAAAGATATTGTTACCAAGAAGTCAAGTGAAAATAAAACTTCTTCATTATATTCTGGTCCAGGAATGTTGAAAATATCACAAGGATCTGACTGGATATTAGGAAATGTTCCTAAGAAACGCAACTAAGTATTGTATATTTATATATACGTTTTAATTATGGTTTGATTAATATGGAAAAAAACAATAACGAACAAGATAAGTCACAAGGAAATATTGAAACTGTTTCTAATAAAGATAAAAGTTTTTATCTCTCTAATAAATCTTCGTCTATGCCAGACGATTATGATGGACCCAAGGCATTTGATGGAATAAAACGTGCAAGTGCGTCTTCTTCGTTTTTTGAAATAACAAATGACACGGTCACAACTAGAACTCCTTTTAATAGATCGGACTATAACTATTATAGACCGGGAGAAAAAACTCCTACTAAATTTAAGAATGTAGTAAAAGCTTGTAGATTTATTTATGAAACCAACGGAGTAGTCAGAAATGTAGTAAATCTTATGGTAGACTTTACTGTTGAAGATTTGCAAATTATACATCCTGATCCAGAAATAGAGATATTTTATAAGGCTTGGGCTAAAAAAGCCATGGTTCCTGACATTGTGGAAGAAATGGCTCGTCACCTTCTTATTGATGGAAACAGTGTTTTAAAAAGATTGACTGGAAAGATATCTAAGCCGGTTGAAAAAGAGTTTTTAAAAGCTAGTCCAGATGTTCCCCCTTTGAAAACAGATAAAAATAAACCACAGTCTAGAGAAATTCCCTTGAGGTACTTATTTTTAGATATTTTAAATCTATCTTGGAAACAAGATGAATTTGAAAAAATGGTGGGATCGAAAAAATTATGTATAGAACTTAATAATAAATTTGTTCAACAAGTTAAAGAGGCTATGAAAAGCCATCCTGAAATGGTAAGTCAGCTTCCTGCCGATATTAGAAAACACATTTTATCTAATCAAAATATAAACAAATCTAATGTTGAAATACCATTAGATATGTCAAAGCTATTTGTTTGTCACTATAAGAAAGATTCTTGGGATAACTGGGCTACTCCATATTTATCAGGAGTAATTGAGAATATTCAATTTAAAGATAAGCTTAGATTAGCTGATAGAGCCGCTTTAGATGGAGTTATAAATGTTATTCGTTTATGGAAACTAGGAGATCATACCGAAGGTATCTATCCCAATGCTGCTGTGATAGAGAGACTTCATGAAGTTTTGGAAACAAATACCGGTGGTGGGGCAATGGATATTGTATGGGATTCTATGATTTCTATGGAAGAGTACTATCCTCCAGTTGAAAAGATTCTTGGTCCTGAAAAATATACGCAAGTTAATAGAGATATACTTTTTAGCCTAGGAATTCCTGAAGTTCTTTTAGGTGGACAAGGAGCGAACTTTTCTAATTCATGGATTCAGTTAAAAACTATTATAGAAAAACTGCAATATATTAGATCAAAGATAATATCTTGGCTTCAAGATGAAGTTAAGATGGTAGCTAGTGCTATGTCTTTTGACCAACCTGCTTTGGTTAAATTTAAGAAAATGAATCTACAAGATGAGAATATTACCAAGAAATTGATAGTTGGACTTCTTGATAGAGGAGTGATAAGTACTGAAGCTGTGCTTGAAGCTTATGATGAAGACTTTCCAATTCAGGTAGAAAAAATTAAAAGACAAAACAAGGTTTTAGAAGAAGCTGGAATAGAAATAAAAAGTCCGTTTGATCAAAAAGAAGAAATAGACGATGGTGGAAATGGAAGACCTCCTGACTCTACTGAAGATAACAATAGAAAAGACAGACAGGCTAAGCCAAGAACTGCTAGTGGCTTTAATATCAATTCGCAAGCTAGGGCCATGGATATATTAGATATTTTGGAAAATACTGTAATTAGAGACGTTATGGAAGACTATGGAGTTTCTAATGCTAGAAAGCTCAATGCAGATCAGAAGAAAAAAATAGATGAAATAAGAATGTCAGCATTATCTTGCTTTTCAATGAATGATAATGTAACTAAAGATCTTGTATATATTAAATGTACGGATATAAAAAACTTTAATGACAAAATGGTTTATGAATATAATAAAGCTTTAGATAAGTTTAGGATTGACAATGGAGATAGTCCAACTATAATGCAGTCCAAGATGATAAAAGCTAATATTTGGTCAAAATACAATTAAGGAGATAGAAAATGCCAATTTTTAGTATAGAAATCGATACCGACAACCTAACATGTTCATCCAAGGTGAACGGTATTGATATTGATTTTGATGGACTTACGATATCAAAATACACATATAAAGATTGTTCTTGCTGTGATGAAGAAGATAGTGATGAAATTATTCATTCGTATTCTGTTAGCTATGAAGTCCAATCAGAAGATTATAGCGATATGATTAGAGAAAGTTTTTATTGGGACAGTAAGAATAAAGAAGTGGAAAGAACTAGATTTACTAAGATGGTATCTCTAGCATCTCAAAAGCTTATGAAAAAGCTTGGTTTTAAGAAGTAACTGTATATCTATAATAGAACACTATGCATATATATAAATCTGAAAAAGAATTAGAAAAAGTTATACTAGCATCTAACAAAAGTTGTATGTCAGTTAAACTTAATTTAAGAACCGAAAAACCAGAAGAATTATGTGTTTCATCTATCTTAGATGATATAACTGATAAAATATCTTCTATTGACTTACCAGATAATATGCATCCAGACCTGTTATATGGATCGTCTATATTAGTTTCTACTAATATGAACCACAATGATGATATTTTTCTTCCCGAAGAAACGTTTGCTGCTAAAGATACTCCTATAAATACTCCTTTTAATGTCGAACATGAATCTTCGGACATAATTGGACATATCATATCATCTAAAGTCGTCGATAAAGATGGAACAGTCTTAGAATCAGTATTGCCTGATCAACTGTTTAATATAGAAGTTGGATTTGTAATTTATAAGTTTATACATCCTGATTTAGCTTCTAAGATAGTAACTTTGGCTTCTGTTGACAAACAATTTGTATCTATGGAATGCATACTTGGAAACTTCGATTATGGACTGGTAGATGAAGAAGGAAACATATCGGTTGTAGAAAGAAACGAATCTACATCTTTCTTAACCAAGCATTTAAGACGTTTTGGAGGATCAGGAAAATATGAAAATAAAAGACTAGGACGAGTTTTAAAAGATATTAGATTTGTTGGAATGGGAAGTGTTGATGAGCCTGCTAATCCAGACAGTAAATTTACACAGTTTAAAGTTTTGGCAGAAAAAGAAAAGTCATTGTATGAATCTAAAGATAACACAGATATTATTGAATCTGAAAATCAAAATAACTTAGATAATAAGGAATGTTTATTAATAACAGCGAAAGGTAACGTAATGAAAATTGAAAACTTAGATCAGGCACTAGAGAAAATACAGAGTCTAGAAGATGAAAAGCAAACAATCGCAACAGATCTAGAATCAGTAAAAAATGAAAAGTCAACACTTGAGCAATCAGTGGTTGACGTAACTGCTGAAAAAGATTCAGCTCAAGCTGAACTAGAATCTATTAAGAGCGAACTTGAAGCTGAAAAGCAAAAAGTCAGTGTTGCAGAACAAGAAATAGTTCAACTTAATGAAACAGTTGAAGCTAAAACCAGTGAAGCTGAAAGTAAAGAGCAAGAGTTAGCCGAAGCAACAAGCAAGGTTCAAGAATTTGAATCTGCCCAAGTATTAGCTAATAGAGTCTCTGAACTAGAGGGTCTTGGTTACACTGTTGGCGAAGATAAAGTTGACGACTTAAAAAATATGTCAGACGAAGTATATGCCAGTACTTTAACTTGGATAAAGTCGATTCGTAAATCCGATCAAACCAATGACACTAGTGATAATGAAGATTCTTCAAATGCAAGTGTTGATGACCTAGACAATGCAAATGTTGATTTAGATAATGAAATTGTCGATGGCGGAGATTCAGATGAAGACCTAGGGGACACCAAGGTGGCCGCTAGTTTGGTTAAAGTTCTGAGAGCAAAGGCTAAAAGAACGTCATAAATAAGTAATTTAAAACTTTGTTTGTATAAATTTTAGAAAGATCAAGGAGATTATAAATGTCACTAAAAATGGACCGTCAAGTAGACGCAGTAGAACTAGGTTATTTTTTAAATGAAACAGCATCACGCGGTGTTGTTGTTAGTGCACCATCTCACGGTGCAAGCGGTATTGCAATGGAAGATACTTTAAGTATTGCAACTGTTGCTGCAAACTCTTCAGGTGCTAAGCCACTAGGTATCTTGGGTCAGGATGTTGTAAATCTTGATCTTACTCGTACCAATGTTAACTGGCATAAAGACCAAGCACAAAAGGGAGACAAAGTTACTATCTTTACTAAAGGATGGTTTGTAACTGATCAAACTTTTGGAACTTGTACCGCAGGTGAAGAAGCTGTATTAGCTTCTAGTGGTGCAGTTACAAATAAGGCTGCTTCAGGTCACGACGAAGAAGTTAACCCTACTGTTGGTAGATTTAGAACAAGTAAGGATCAGGCTGGCTTTGCTAAGCTTTACATCGATCTTTAATATAGAAATAAAATAAAAGTATTTGGATAAAATATACAGGAGAACAAAATGCCCGATATACTAAATGATGAAATGTCAACAGAAGAAAAGGCTGCACTAACAGATCTGTTGAAAAAAACTGGCTCTGCCGATAAGGCACAGGCTATGGAGGCTCAAACAGCATTTGCATCTGCACTTACTGTTCCTCTTAGACAAGGTATTACAACTGGTGATATTATAAGCAACATCTTTGCCTCAGAGGTATTTGATCCTGCTGCACCTATTGAATATCCAATTGATTTTTACCGTCCCGATAATGCAGGTGAATTTACTGCTTATACCATTCCTAATCAAGGCAAGATACCACAGCGTCAGGTTGAAGGCGACTATGTTCGTGTTCCTACTTATGACATTGGTGCTGGCATTGACATGCTTCTTCGATATGCTCGTGAAGCTAGATGGGACGTTGTCTCTAGAGCACTTGAAGTTCTAGAAAATGGTTTTGTAAAGAAGATGAACGACGATGGTTGGCACACCATCTTGGCTTCTGGTTACGACCGAGGTATCCTAGTTAATGATACCGATGCAACTGCTGGTCAGTTTACCAAGAAACTTGTTTCTCTAATGAAGCTTGTTATGCGTAGAAATGCTGGAGGAAATAGTACTTCACAAAATCGTGGACGACTAACTCACCTAGCTGTTTCTCCTGAAGCAATTGAAGATATTCGCAACTGGGGCGTTGACCAAGTTGACGAAGTAACTCGTAGAGAACTGTACGTTGCCAACGATGGTACTTTCCAAAATATATTTAATGTCAATCTTATTGACCTAGATGAACTTGGCGATAACCAAGAATATCAAGATTATTACGAAAATACTATTGTTACATCAGGAACAGGTATGGCTTCTGGAGACGTTGAGATTGCCGTTGGCTTAGACCTTTCCAAAAATGATTCGTTTGTTATGCCAGTTCGTGAAGAGCTACAGGTTTACACTGATGAGTCATTGCATCGTAGTCGCAAAATGGGCTTCTATGCTTGGGCTTTGGATCGTGACTGGGAAAC